AAAGATAACGAAAGTTTCTTTTTTGAAACTTCATTCACAAACTCAGATACAAAATATCTTAGTAAGGTTTTTGGAAAAACTAACTTTGGAAAACCAAGAACAACAACACCTTTATTTGTTGAGGAAGAATTTTTTACTCTTTTAAATTACGCTTATAGAAAGGGTTACATTAGAGGTATAAATTGTGACTTAGTAGCTTTACCTGATGCAAGACAAGGTGTTGATACTACATCAATTGCTTGGTATTTGGAAAGATATCAATCTCCTTCTTCTCCTTGGGTTGTTTCAGAACTAAGAGGTAATAAAGTGTTTAGATTATTCAAATTTGTAACGATTGCTGATGGTAATGCAGCTAACACTGAAGTTAAAATATCAATTCGAAACATCTCTTTCAACAATGGTACATTTGATGTTATAGTTAGAGATTTCTTTGATACAGATGCTAACCCAGTTGTTTTAGAATCTTTCACAAATTTAGCTATGAATCCAAATGAAAATAATTTCATAGCCCAAAGAATTGGTACCGTAGATGGTGAATATCAACTCAACTCAAAATACATTATGATTGAGATGAATATGGATGCACCATTTGATGCTTTACCTTGTGGATTTGAAGGTTACACAATAAGAGAATATGACCAAGCAGTTCCACCATTCCCACCTTACAAAACCAAGTATGATTTCCCAGGTGAAGTAATATACAATCCACCTTTTGGTTCGGGTAGTGGTGCTGATGATGCTGTAACAAGTGCAGGTGATAATATTCGTAGAACTTATTTGGGTATTTCAGATACAGTTGGTGTTGATGTTGATATGTTCACATATAAAGGTAAACAATTACCTATTAATGTTGCTTGTGATACTACTGGTGACGAATGGGCTTACAAAACAAAAGGTTACCATATGGATATAAATGCAAGTGGTATTACAATCCAAGGACCTTATGTAACAAGTGGAACACCTGAATTCTTTGTTGGGGCTTCACCATTCACAACTGACCCAACTAGTGAGACAAATCAATATTACAGACTTTTTGCACGTAAGTTTACTTTACTTTGCCAAGGTGGTTTTGATGGTTGGGACATCTATAGAGAATATAGAACTAATGGTGATAGATTCGTTATTGGTAAAGCAGGTTATTTAAAAGGAGCAAGTCCAACTTGTTCAACAAGATACCCTTCAGCAACTGGATGGGGTGCGTTCAAACAAATAACAATTGGTGATAACACACAAGACTTTGCAAACACTGACTACTATGCTTACTTATTAGGTCAACAAACATTTGCTAATCCTGAAGCTGTTAACATAAATGTTTTTGTAACTCCGGGTATTGATTACTACAACAATAGTAATTTAGCTGAGGCTGCAATAGAAATGATTGAATTTGATAGAGCTGACTCAATTTATATCATAACTACTCCAGACTATAATATGTTTGTACCTACTTTAGGTGATTCTCAAGATTTAGTTTTACCACAAGAAGCTGTTGATAGATTAGAAGACTTGGTTTTCGATTCAAACTACACTGCGACATATTATCCTTGGGTGTTAACAAGAGATAGTGTTAATAATACACAAATCTACTTACCACCAACAGCAGAAGTTTGTAGAAACTTGGCATTAACTGATAACATTGCTTTCCCTTGGTTTGCTGCGGCAGGTTACACAAGAGGTATTGTTAATGCGGTTAAAGCAAGAAAGAAACTTACACAAGAGGATAGAGATACACTTTACAAAGGTAGAATCAATCCAATTGCAACTTTCTCAGATGTTGGAACTGTAATTTGGGGTAATAAAACAATGCAAATTAGAGAATCTGCTTTAGATAGAATCAATGTAAGAAGATTATTGTTACAAGCACGTAAATTAATTTCTGCAGTATCAGTAAGATTGTTATTTGAACAAAATGATGAAAAAGTTAGACAAGATTTCTTAGATGCTGTTAATCCAATTTTAGATTCAATCAGACGAGATAGAGGTTTGTATGATTTCCGTGTAACGGTTTCTTCAGACCCAGCTGATTTGGATAGAAATCAATTAACTGGTAAAATCTATATAAAACCAACCAAAGCGTTAGAATTTATAGATATTACTTTCTACATCACACCTACAGGTGCTTCATTCGAAAATATCTAAGAAATTAGATAATAATAAATGGGGGAGACTAAAATCTCCCCCTTTTTTAATTAAGATATATTTATTGGTATGAGAAACACAATTATTAAACTACTAAGAGAATTAGAGGAAAGGGAAATTCCAATGAAGTATTATGCTTTTGATTGGGATGATAATTTGATGTATATGCCAACCCAAATTTATTTATTAGATGATGATGGTGAAGAAGTAGGTATGGGAACTGAAGACTTTGCAGAACATCGAACTGATATTGGTAAAAAACCTTTCAAGTATAATGGTTTTACCATCGTAGATTTTGCTCCAAATCCTTTTAGAGATTTCAGAACAGATGGGGATAAAAAATTTTTACAAGATGCCATGTCAGCAAAGTTAGCTACAGATGCTGCTTGGCCTGATTTCGTAGAAGCTATTAACAATGGTTCATTGTTTTCAATAATAACTGCAAGAGGACACAACCCAATTACACTGATGAGAGGTGTAAAAAAACTTATTGATGCTAACAGAGGTGGTATTGATTCTGATGAATTATATGAATCATTAGTTAAAATGAGAAAAAATGCTGGTGAAGAACCTCAAGATAAAGATACAGAAATTATGAAGTATCTTAAAATGTGTAGATTCTATCCAGTTTCATTTGGTGAAGGTTCTGCAACAAATCCAGAAGTAGCAAAAATTGAGGCTATGAATAAATTCAAAAATTATGTTCAGTCGCAAGCAGATAAACTTAATATAAGATTAGCAAAAAAAATAGAAAATGAAATTTCTAATAAGTTTGTACCTATGATTGGTTTTTCTGATGATGACCCAAGAAATATTGCTGCTATGAGTAAAGGTGTAAAAGATGTTAAAATATTTTCAACACATGGGGGTAAGAAAAAATTATATAAACCTGATGAAGAAGAATTACAATTAGAATATAAGATAATTAATATTATTAAAAAATTAATTAAATAATATTTATATTATTATAGTATTATATTTAATATAATGTATTATAAAACTCGTTCTAACAAAAGTAAATAGAAAAATATTATAACGACATATTTATAATAAAAATAAAGAATAAAATTTAAAACGATATAAAATGGCTGATTTATTAATGAAAATGCCGGTTCCTTACGAACCAAAAAGACAGAATAGGTTTATTATGAGATTCCCAACTGATTTAGGAATTAACGAGTGGTTTGTAGAAACTGCAAGTAGACCAAACATCACAATCGGTTCAACTGAAATTCCTTTCTTAAACACATCAACTTATGTTGCAGGTCGTTTTAAGTGGAATCCAATAAATGTAAAATTTAGAGACCCAATCGGTCCTTCTGCGGCTCAAGCTCTTATGGAGTGGGTTCGTTTATGTGCTGAATCAGTTACTGGACGTATGGGTTACGCTGCGGGTTACAAAAAAGATATTGATTTAGAAATGTTAGACCCAACAGGTGTTGTTGTTGAAAAATGGTTGATTGAGGATGCATTTTTAACTAGTGTAAACTTTGACTCTTTAGGTTACAATACTGATGGTTTAGCAACAATATCGGCCACCCTCCAAATGGATAGATGTATATTAGTTTACTAAAAATAACCAAACCCACATTTTTGTGGGTTTTTTTATTTATTATTATATTTGATGGTTTATTTTTAAAGTAAAAAACTATGGACAACAATTTTTTACAACCACCATCAATGAGTATTAATTTACCTCACGATGTGTTATTATTACCAACGAAGGGGATTTTCTATAAATCAAAAAAGAAATCTATAAAGGTTGGTTATTTAACCGCAAATGACGAAAATTTTTTAATTAATGCCGCATCAAATGGAAATTCAAATGTGGTTCTTCAATTATTGAGAACTAAAATTTATGAACCAGATTTGAAACCTGAAGAATTGATAGATAGTGATGTTGAAGCAATCTTAATCTTTTTAAGAAACACATCATTCGGACCTGAATATAACTTACAACTTACTGACCCAAAAACAGGGAAACAATTCACTGAAACCATCGTTTTAGACGAATTAAGTTTCAAAAAAGTATCGGTTGAACCTGATACTGATGGTACTTTTACAACAAAATTACCAAAGAGTGAATCAACAGTTAAATTGAAACCACTTACTTATGCCGACCAATTAGATTTGGACAAAATGGCGGAAAGTTACCCAACTAATTTAACCCCACCGAGAATTACATGGAGATTGAACAAACA